TTCTTCTTCCAAATCCATATCCTCTACCTGCTCCTGGTGGCTCTTGATATGACAAACAACAGGGTTCTCAGGAGGATAGACTGCTTTATTATTACAACTTTCACCACTAGAGGTCTTTGCCACACACAATTGTTCCTTTTCTTCTTTTTCTACTTCTTGTTCAAAAATATCTTTTTCTGACATTTATTTTTCACTCCTTATATAGTTTTGGGGAGGGGCAAAAACCCCTCCCCTTTTGGAAAGCCAAACTTTATATTAACCTAATGCTCCTTCTAGGATACGGTGAGTTTTAGCTTTTCTGACTCTTAGAGTCATTTTAGTTCTAAACTCATCTTTCCATCCATCTCTGTCTGGCTCCTGGATGTTAGTATGAAGTGTAGTATCTTCACCGTCATAAGGCATAATATCAATATGCTCCATATCCAGCACGACACCCTTATCTCTGTATTCCTTCTCAAACATTTGAGAAGTCGCTACATAAAGGTCTCCGTGGAAGGAGATATATTTATTAAGCCTTAAACCATAGGTTTCTTCGCCTGAAGTAGTCTCTATTCTATCTCTAGCAAACTGGTTAAGTTCACTACCGACTCTTGGAGAAGTAAGGAATAACTTAGTCTTTGAACCATACCAGAAAGCGTCTTCTAGGAATGACTCAAAATTAGCTTCTCCGGAGGATCCAGATATATCAGCAGTCTCTCTCTGATCGTTGATAAACTGGAATAGTCCGCCCATCATTCTAGTCTCATCAGAAACAACTTCGTTCCTTTCACCAAATACAAGTGCCCTTTCAATATCCAATCTATGATCTACGGCAGCTTCCTTCATAAGTCTTTCTCTTTCGCTTCCGCCTGCTCTTTTTGACTCAGCAGCGTCGTCGTATGAACCGGAGAAAGGACTACGGAAAGTCTGAACATAGTTATAGAACTTGGAAGGCTGGGCTGCTCTGGGTTCTGGTGCTAGGGAGTTTTCTTCCATAGCATTACCCATCCGCATAAGGTTATCTGCGTCTTCTGTGTCGTGTTCAGTAGTATAAATATCTGCCGCTTCAGTTCCGCCGACTGTTACATCATTGGCTCCTGTTTCGTGGCCGTAACCACGCTTAACGGTCAATGTATCGCCGTCAATAGAAGAAACTATCATAACCTCACCGGTTCTTGCAACCTTAATTACATCCTTCGGCCTAAACACATTGGCGTCAACTACATCAAACTCAGTAGCGTCGGCCTCAATAACTCCATCTGTGTCGTCATCTGTGCCGTCGTCGTCTGATTTAGTCCACCAGGCGTTAGGCTCCTTATCATACCATACAACTTCTAAAGATTTTGCCGGCTTCTTAGAAGCACGACCACCGATAACTAAAAATGGTGTTTCAGAAGGTTGTAGGTATAGTATATCTGACGCTACATCAATCGTTCTTCGTTCTCTATCAATATTATACGATTTTACAGGTGCTCCATCCTTACCAGTCCAAATATTTTGACCGGACCCTGGATATTTAACATCGTCAGCCATTTATCTCCACTCCTTTTTTATGAGTAAAGATTAAGAGAATACACCACCACCGGATTTAAACACATTCTTTATCTGGCTTTTAACCTGATCATCAGGGCTTTGCTGGTCCATATTAGGCCGCTTATTGCTGGAATTAATAGCTGCTGCCTGTTTTTGGGCCACCATCTGGTCCTGGTTGTCCTGGCTATTATTATCAACATTTCTACGGGCTATCCGTTGTTTAGCAATCTCATAGATATGTTGTATATTAGAACCATCAGGAAACATAGCCTGATACTGGTAAACTGGCTTCTCTTTTATAACTTTACCCATCTCTTTTTTAATTTCATCATTTAATTCATCGCCCTTATCTCTGGCAAATTCCTGTGCTTTTTGCCTGAGCATTTGATTATTTTGCTGGGCCATCTTTTGTCGTTCTACCTTCATCTTCTGTGCAGGATCAACATTCTGCTGGTTCTGCTGGTTCTGCTGGGTTTGTTGGTTAATACCCTGCTGGGCTTGCTGGAACTGTTGGAAATTGTTCTGCTGGCCCTGCATTTGCCCCTGAACCTGCTGCTGATACTGCTGGGGGTTATTCTGTATCTTTTGAGCCGTTTGCATAAACTGTTTCTGTTGCTGATCTGACATATTATTATATACTTGCTTCTGTCTTTCCTGATCCAACTTAGAGACTTTCAGTATTGTATTAACAGGGTCTTTATAAAAATCAGAGATAACCTGGTCAGGATTTAAGTCTTCCATATCCTGTTGGGCCTGCTGCGGCCCAGGAGCCTGCTGCTGAGATTGCCCCTGTGGTTGAGTTTGTTGCTGCCCCTGCTGCGGTTGCTGATTAAAGTTTTGTTGTTGCTGCTGAGGACTAACAAACCTACCGGTATTAGGATCTCTTGGCAAACTTCCTGGGTTTTGAGCAGGTTGTCCTAAAGTTTGTCTCTGTTGCATAGTCAAGTTTTTAACATAAGCGGTTAGCTGGTTGATTTGATCCTGGGTTCTATCCAATTCTTCTTTAAGTCGCTGGTTTTCTCTACGGGTCTTATCAGTATCGGATGTTTGACCTAACTCCGTCTCTGTCTCCTTATAGATTTCAACCAACTGCTGATCAGATAGACCGCTTACAGAGTTTTTGTCAACGCTACCTTTGCCTAGTTTCTGTCCTAAATTATCCAGTCCATTAATTAAGTCTTCTCTACTCTTAAACTTCCCAGCCAGCTTATCTTCATCTTGTTGCTGGCTCTGTTGAACTTTTCCAGGCTCCTTTTTATCCTCCGGGGCTTGATCATCGTTTGCAGGTTCTCCAGGTTCTTGCTGGTCCTGGGCCTGCTGATCATCAAGTTCTCCCTCAGATTTTTTCGGTTCTTCCTGGGGTTCAAGGGCAGAGTCCGGGTTAAGGATGAAATTACCTTTTTCCTTTTCCACACTCTGGTCTCCAAATGGTGAACTCATTTATTTATCCTCCTTTGAAGCCCGATACGATTGTTCTGGCTTCAGCATAATAGTTTTTAAAAGATCTAACTTTCCCTGTATCCTGGCAATTTCTGCCGTGTCGTTCGGGTTGACACTTCTTAATTGGCTTACTAAAAAATCTTCTCTTTCTCTTAAATAGTCCATAAAATACGGGTAATAACTACTGTTCTCGTGAAAGGCTCCTAACATATTCTCTCTATCTTTTTTAGAAAACTTGGGTATAGTTAGAACCTCCCCTCTGACCTAGTGGTTGGGGTTGTGGTTGTCCTCCTGGCCCCAAACCTCCAGCTTGATTTGTCGGTCGTGATACCTGGTTTCTTCCTAAATTACCACCACGACCTCCNCCNNCAANTCCTANNGANTTNGGCCCTGGCTGGTTGCCTTCTGCCCCTGATAACTGCTGCATATACTGTTGTTGCAACTCCTGTTTCTGTTCAGGAGACAGTAAAAACTTCTCAGGGTTCTGGAAGTCATAGGTCTTTAACCATTCCAGGATAAATTCGTCGTAATCTATCGGATAACCGGCCTGCATTAAGAAGCCTAGTGCTTCTGTCATTTGCTGCCTTCTTAATTCTTTATTAGCAGCAGCGTCAATAGTAGTCTTGGCCGGTGAATAATCGTATTCGCCTATTAAATCTCCAGGCTCTACTTCTCTCCATTTAGACACATCGTCTAAATCAACTTTTGCTATCCTTTTATCGGTAATAAATTGCTGATTATTTAAGTCCATCATCATAGCCATTCTATTAATACCTATATCCTCAAATAATCTCACCCTTGCTTCAAAACGACCTAAGGCGTTCTCATTCATAGTAGATATTTCTGTCGCCGTTGATCCTGATTTTCCTTCTACCCCTCTTATAACAGGCGGGGTTCCTAGAGCATTTTCCATATTCTGATGTAAAATATCTTCACTCAGAAAGGCACTCTGCGGTAAATCAGGCATTTGTATAGGTTCTAAGGAGCCCATATCATCAACATCAACAATTCCGTTAGGTCTTGATATAAGGTCCTCATCGGCTATATCGGCACCCCTTAACCTTTTCCACATCCTATTAATCATCATAGAGACATTATCAAGTCGCTGGTTGTGGATAGTATTCATTTCTTCCTGCATATCCTTTAAAATATCCATACCTGATAAACCAAAAATCTGATTAGGTAACGGATCATAGGAAGTCATTATAAAAGGTATCTGCCTGTGTCGCCAGTAAGGGTTAGGTCCGTCATACATACATTGGTCTCTATTAACGATAATAGAGTGTCTATCTTTCTCCCAATAGTGTAACAATTCGACTTCTGATTGGCCTTTTAATTTCTGGTCGTCAGAGTCTTTATAGGGGTCAACATCGTTCTTAGATATACCCATAGCACTCAATTTCCTGCTAGAGTCGTCTCTCCTTGACTTTCTAACCTTATCTAACTTATCGACATCAAGTTCGTATAATACCCCTTCTTCTAAGCGTGATAGCTGGTTATATCTATTTTCTAACTCCTGCAAGGTAATATATTCTCTATGAAAACATCCCCTGGAGGACTCAATATCTTTTGCTTCAGGATCAGGCCAGAAATCAAAGAAATCAATATTATTTATATCGTTATCGTCATAAACTATTTCCCTGCTTTCTACTGTATCCCATACATACCTTCCAGTATAATACCCTGTTTGAGGGTCAACTTCAGGCACTTTAGCCTTCCTTTTAACATTATCTTCTTCATACCTCCAACTAACCGACATAATAGCTGCTGGAGAATATAGCATAGAAGTAATGAAATTATAAAATTCCCTGTTGATATGAGCCTTCTCTAACTGTTCATCGACAATAGAGGAAGCGACTTTAGCCTTATCCTCGTTGGCTACAAACGATCGCCAGTCTCCGGCTTCAGGCATAGGCATAAACTCTATATATGGTCTATTATGAAAAAAGTTAGAGACTATCTGAGAACGGATCGTATCCAGGATTTGATAAGCCTTCGGTATGTTTATATTAGCCTTGCCAGGGTGGTCGTGATCTTTTTTCGCCCCAACAAACATTTTAAAGTTTTCAATAGCAAGATCTTCATACTGCCTTCTAAAAGAAGCATAATAACGGTGTAAGTCCATTAACTCCTGGGTTATTTCGTCTTTTTTATATTGTCTCCGCTCTAAATGGGCGTTCATCGCAACCTCCCTCCTGCTAGGCCATTGGTGGACCTCCTGGCCCTCCTGGACCTCCTGCTCCTGGTGCTGGTGGACCTCCTTGTCCTCCGCCTTCTAACATATTCCTCAGTTCTGTCGCCAGTTCTATTGCTACCATTTCCAGTTCTTCACGGGGCATAGCCTGTATATTCTGCTCTAAATTAGCCATTGGGTCTCCTGTTCCTCCAGGCCCTCCCTGTGGTTGACCGCCTGGTCCGCCTGGTGCTGGTGCGGGTCCTGCTCCTGGGCCACCCATCATATCCATCATAGCTTTATACCTCCCTGGTAAAAAAGTCTCAAATTATCAAAATAAGTAGTAAAATAGTCCTATTTACCACTAACATACATTATTCTGGCTAAATATTCAATAAAAAATGTTTTTTTACATAAAAAAATAGACCCTGCTGGATAACAGGGCCTATCGGATAAAGAATATTAATATGGATGTTGACGGCAGGTTCTGCCTGCCTTTGTTGGGATACTTATATTATACTATCTTTTAACTTTAAAAACAACTAAATATACTCGGCTCCTTCCTCAATATACTCAATATCGTCGTGTATTTCGCTTATATAAGAAAGAATACCCCTGCCAAACAACTCCCAACGCTTCTCCTGGATATGCTCTAATAAAGTTTTTCCTTCCATATTTCCTCCCTTAATAGCCTGTTGACTCGTATAAAGGCTTCGCTCTGTCCTCTTTTCTTTCTCTTTGTTTCTCTCTCTGCTTTTCAGTTAGTGATTTTATCGGTGGCCTGCTCATAAGAAAGTATCTGAGTGAGTCCGGACCGTGTGTTATCTCGTGTGGATCATTTGCAACATCATCCGGGTTGTTATCATCGTGTTGTAATAGCGGTAAATGGGCCGTTAGTCGCCTTATAGCGTTCTCAAAAAACATTACCCTGGCTATCGTCTCGCCTTCATTAACAGGGTCAGGTATCGGTTCTAGGTAGTCTCTGACAACCCGCCAGCCCTCTACTCTACTATTATCTGCCTTCCTTAGTCCATATCCACTTAAACCACGCTCTACAAGGATCTGTCGCCCTGTCTTACCTGTTTGCTGCTGCCTGTGGTCAAATAGATCAGGTGGAACAACTGTATAGGCTAGAGCGTCTCTTTCTATCGGTGAGGTCCTTTTTCTTATCTCTTTAGCAAGTTCGTTTAGTGATACATTAGGTATGTGCATTTCTTTATATACATAATATATACCTAAATCATTTAAAGCATACCAGTAAACGGCTGCCATATCTAAACCATAATCAATACTTATAAACCTTTTCCACCAGTCGGGTATCTCAAAATCCTTAACATCGTGGATCCTGGAACTGTATTCCTTAAAGAACTGCCCTTCGTATATATCCCAATCGCCATCTAATAACCTTTTCCGGTCAATTTCCGACTGTATCTCTAAGTTATTCCTGTATTCAGGGTCTCTGTCTTCTAATATAATATTATCCTCTAACTTAGCCGGTATAAAGATATGTTTTCTCTTTTTACCCTGTTCCGGGTTGATAACAACATCCTGAGGAACCTCTGGCGGGCCTATATCAATAAAATGCTGCTTAAACCATAAATGACC